GACATGATTGCTCAGTATCCAGCCGCACACAAGACACTCAAAAGTATTACCACCCATCACCCGCAAAGGTTCTCCAAGGTCTGGGAGAATGGCAAGACATATTTCTTCGTTACCAAAGGCCACATCGCGGCAGTCGTCAACGGAGTAAATTATGACTGGTCACAAAGCCGCTGCCTGAAGGTTCTCCAGTTGATTGAAATTAAAAAAATAAATTAAATAATTCGGAACCGGCCTCAAAAGCCGGTTACTAATACTACATAGAAAACAAAAGGAGAATGATCATGGACTCGAGCAACGACCTTATTCAAGTTTGGCGGGCATGGATTCTTGGCTACAAAAAATATGGCGTCACCTTCACTTACACGCCATCAAGCATCTTCTCTCCGAGCGAGCAGGCCTTGCAGGAGCTTGAATTGCACTGGTCTGAATTTTATCGAATTGACATGGAGCGCATATCATGACCGTCATCCGTCCAAAGAACCAAGAGGAGCGTCTCTCCATCTCGCTCATGAATCAAATGACCGATGCAGGGTGCGCATATGAGACGGCATTGAGCGCAGTCCGGAGCAGCTTCCCGAACCTTGACATCAGCCGTGTGATCCGTCTGTATGATGACCAGTTGGCTTGGTGGACTTTCGATGTAGATGATGGCGGTGAAGAGTAGAGTGCTTTTTTAAATCCAGCGATAATTTAATCAATAACCAAAGAGGAACCAGAAATGAAAACACAGAATATATCCGAAGTTTCTGTTGGCCTGAAGGTCGTTCTCAGTAGCAGCAAGTCAGCGCCCATCTATGAGGTCATCGGCGCCAGCGGAACCAACGTAACAGTCCAGAATCTTGAGACAAAAAAATTCGAGTTTGTGGACATCAGCGACATTCTTATTCCAGCATGGTGGCAGAAGTACAATTTCACCCTTCGCGCCCCAGAGCTCAAGGAGAAAGTGTGATGGACTCAATAAGCCGCATCATAACCGAAGCCATGATTGATTGTGTTAGCTGGGACATGGAGGAGACGCGCAAAGCTATTTCCGTCTGTACTGACTCTGACAAGAAAGCAGAGCTCAGAATGCGTCTGGCTCGTTTGATCCACATCAGCTCACAGTATCACGCCGTTCTGGCACTAGGCATCGCAAAAGGAGAAATGTAACATGTCCACCATCACCCATATCTGCGGCAAAGAACATCGCCCAATCCGTGAGGTCGCTCAAGACATCTTAAATACTTGGGGACAGTCAAGAATTTCCCGCCATGCGCAGCCATATTTAAGCGCCATGATGCACATCGAAAAGATTACAGATATGTATTACCACGACTCGGCGCGCAGCGTGGTGACTTACTTTCTCGCCAATGCAACAACATGGAGAGGAGCCGAGGCGCGTGTACTCAAGGAGGAACTATGGACGATCATGAAGATGTGATTCTTGCAATTGTGATGTTGTTGTTGTTAGTGATAAATCTAATTGTTCTCTGGACTGTTTTTGGAATCATCGGGGTTGCGCTGGCCGCATCCATCGGCGGAATACTTGGGCTGGTTACATAGGAGAGTATCATGATGTTCTTACTACCAAAAGCAGGTTCCCTTGCCTTCGAAGTCGTCAAGTTTTTATATGACAATGGGAGCACGACTGCTGATGCGATGGAGGAGGAGATTGAAGGTTCAGAAGTTGCTCTACATAAGTTGATTGGTAATGGGATGGTAATGATGAAGGGTTCCAAGTTTCAGTTAACACCGCAAGCTCGTCGTGTGTTTCAGGAGGAGAAGCCTGACTCAACGTCCATCGCCACAGTGAGAGAGGTCAATATGCTCAACCGTCCGGAGTGGAAAGGTCATCCTCCACAAGTTGTTCGGGAAGGCTCTCTGACATTCCTCAATTGGCCATCGAAGGGAGGTGATTAATCTACTGTTGGCTCTGCCACCGGTGCTGGTGCTGTAAATAAACTTTTATAACAACTCTGAGGTATAAAATGATCAAGGCAATTTTAGGTTCTGTTTTGTTGGTTGTTGCGGCTTCGGTCGGTGCTGCTGATGTCCCTGCTGACAAACCAAACAAAGACATATTGATGGCGCAGAATTCGGTCGGAGGTGATATCGTCCTACTCCAAGAGCGCAGCGAGGCTTGCGGGCAGAATGGCGTGGCTTATGCGACTGAGCCGGACGTTATGGCGGAGGACGGCACCACGGTCTGGAAGTATCATGCTGGCTGCTATGTGATCTATGGCCAAAATGTTTATCTCTACTGGCTCGAGAACAAACAGACCACGCGTGTGCCGCTCGAGAAGTTCAAAAGGAAAGTTGGCGTGTAATGAATCTTGGAGGCCATATGAGCAAGTCCATCGTCAAAACAATCGAGATGAAACTGCGTCGCGCCTTCCAAGAAGCCATAAAAGATGGCCGCATAGCAGACGCAGTATCCTTCCAAGGCAAGATGTCTGGTCTTGTCAAACGTAAAATGAACAAAAGGAGAAGTCATGAGCAACAAGGTCGGTTATGTGAGAGCGAACGAAACAAACATCGCAAACACATTCAAACGAATACGTGGTGAGATGCCGCGACAGGAGGAGCTTCGAAGGATATTGAGTGACATATCTCGCGGCTTCGTTCGAAAACATGAAGTTGAATTACTCGCAAGAGTATTAGGAGTGGGCGATGATAGACCTGAGTATCCACAGACTTGATCTGCCGATCATGGAAGCAATCGACAAGGGGCATGAAACGGCCACTGCGATTGCGAACAGTATTGGGGTGTCAACGCCAACAGTTAATCTGAGGCTCAAAGTTCTGATTACAAAAGGGTGCGTTGATTTTGAGAAGGTTCGCCGCGAGGTTGTTGGCGGTTATCGGAGAGGGTGGACAATCGAGAGAATATTCAAGCTCGCAGAATCGCAAAGAAATGTACATGGATCAGCAGTTACAATTAAAACAGATGAGCCGGCAAAGCGTGACCCGCTGGTCTCAGCACTCTTTGGGGAGCCAACTCATGGTAAGGTCAGCACTGGCACAAGAACTACAGAAGGACTGCGAGATGATAGCGAAATTGAAACAGGAACAGAAACAGAAGCAAAAGAAAAAGGAGCGCACACCTGCGGCGGAGCGGAGGCGTGTCACTGCGGTGAGGGCTGTAGACGGAGGAAAGTCAACGCTGCACAGGAACAGTGCCCGCAACAAGGTGTTGACGGAGATTGAAAAGGCTGGCGATGAATTTGTGACTGTCGCTGAGTTGGAGGAGAGGCTGCTGTTGAAGGTGCGTGGACATATTCAGAAGTTGTTGGAGTCTGGTCACTTGGAGATACAGAAATGAAAAACCCTATCATCGTTGGAGCCGGTCTTGCTGGCCTCATTGCGGCGCATGCTTGGCCGAGCGCACAGTTGATCGAGGCTGGCCCAGCGCCACGAGATGCGCACAAGGCTCTCCTCCGCTTCCGCAGCGATGCCGTCGCAAAGCTCGTTGGAGTCGAGTTCCGCAAGGTGCGTGTGCGCAAGGGCATCTGGTACAATGGCTCCTTTGTTCAACCAAACATTCGTGTTGCCAATCTCTACTCTCAGAAATGCCTCTCATCACTACAAAGCGACCGCAGCATATGGAACATCGATGCCGCCGACAGGTTCATTGCGCCAGATAACTTTTATGAGCAGCTCCTGAACTCTGTGTATGAGCGCGTCTCGTGGGGCGAGGGTTATGACTTTGGCTCCTCGAAGGAACCGGTGATCAGTACTGCGCCGCTGCCGCTCGCGCTGGCATCGTGTGGCATCGTCAATGACATCGTCTTTCAGCGCCAGCCCATCCGTGTTCATCGCTGGACGATACCGAACTGCGATGTGTTCCAAACAATTTACTTTCCTCATGAAGACACATCCATCTATCGAGCCAGCATTACAGGCAACATGTTGATTGTTGAGATGGTCTCTGATCACTTTGATGATCCAAATATTGATCGGACAATCTGGGAAGTCGAATCTGCCTTTGGGATTGGATTGGATGATGCTACATATCTTGGGGAGGTGGAACAGAAGTATGGTAAGATTGCGCCGATTGATGAACAGAAGCGCAAGGCCGCTCTCTTTAAGCTAACACACGAGCACAATGTGTTCTCTCTTGGCCGCTTCGCTACATGGCGGAACCTTCTGTTGGACGATGTTGTTGAGGACATTACCGTTGTGAAGCGACTGTTGCGCAGTGACCTCTATGAGCTGAGGAAACACGCCTCTGCTTGATGCTTTTCTCTCTCGAGATATAATCAGGGTTCTTTAGAAAGGATACAAAATGGAAGTCACACTCGTCAATGTCACGCCTCATGCGGCTGAGTTGCTCATCTTCACCAAGAGCACTCGGCTGGCTATGAGCCCAAGCTTGTTCCATGAGATTAAAGCTTGGCCGGAGGAAAAGAAAATGGCTGAGCTTGAGTACATGGCCAACACCATCCCAAGCAGCTGGGAGTTCGTTGATTATGTTTTCCTCGTCGAGGGCGTGAGTCGTGCGTACACCCATCAGCAAGTTCGCACGCGCACCGCTTCCTTTGCCCAGCAGACCATGCGTGTGCTACCGATGGGAGGTTATGAGTACATCCACACAGACCGCAACAAGCAAGACCAAGAGGCCGTGAAAGTAATTTATCAAACAAACGAGACCATCCGCAACGCTTACAATAAGCTGATTGAGTTGGGGCAACCTCCGGAGGATGCACGCGGCATCCTTCCAACCAACATCAGCACCAACATCGTTTGTAAGTTTAATCTCAGAACCCTTTGCGACCTCGCCAAGAGCCGCACCGGAGGCCGCACGCAGAGCGAGTATCAGAAGGTGGTCAATGCGATGGTCGATGCGGTTCTCGAGGTTCATCCTTGGGCGGAGAAGTTTTTGTTCCAGCAAGGCCGCAATCGTTTTGATGACATCGAGGAGTTCGCCAAGCGTGAGTTCAAAAACGACCTAATGAAAAAGGGCGAGCTGCTGAAGATTGTTGACAAGATGCGCAAAGGAGAATGAGATGAGTGACTATGTAATCTTTGATATTGATAACTGCCTAGCCAACGACCGTGATCGCATTGCGTTGATCGACTGGACGAAGGACAATCCAGAGGAGCGATATGCCGCATACCACGCAGCCGCGCCCTTTGATACGCCATGGAACAGTGCCGTGTTTAATCGGGAGGTGAATGGACATCTACGCATACCA